ATGCCTTCAACCTTGGTCAAAACCTTGGCTTGGCTGGGCGTGAAAGTCTGCGACCAGAAGCCGGGGTTGTCCATCTCCAGGCCGGCGGCGATGTAAACCGCCTCTTCCACTTCGGGCTCGCTACCGTCGTACTCGTCGAGGAAGCGGATCACATAGCGGGTGCGGATGTAATCTTTAGCCCTTTGCAGGGCGGATATCTCGTTTGTGCTGTTGTTGACCGTTTGGCCACGAGCAGCGGCGTAGGTCTGCCAATCAGCGACTGTTCCTGCGATGGTGATTGGCATGCTGAACCCGCTACTTTGTGACGTGCTTAACTGCCCACATGACAGCTTGCTCGGCGTTGGTTATGGCGACGGAAAGCTCACGGCTGTCCCCTGTGTTTTGGCAGGCTGAGATAAAAGCCGCTCCAAGATCCTTCAGCACCACCATCTGGTGCTTCTCTTCATCGGTAAGCTTCCGATACTGGTGCCTCGCAGCGTTGTTAGCTGTGCGATCGTCTGACGCGCTATCCACTGACTCGGTCATATTGTCCTACCCTTCTTTGAAGCCCCGCGCGTGATTGCGCGAGGCCGCTTGGTATTACGCCTTGGGCGCGACAGGCTTCGGAGCTGCGGGCTTGGGCGCCTCAGCGGGCTGATCCGGCTTTGGCGTCTTGAACTCCAAACCGGCCGCCTTGTACTTGGCCTTGAGATCGTCATCCCAAGAGACCTCAAGACCCTTGACCTTGGCTCCTGGTTTGATGACGACCATCTCCGACCCGACCTTGACGGCTTTAGCGCGCCCGGTCGGGTTGCTGACATCAATCACGCTCATGTCAAGGTCGCCTTGCGCAGAACGCGGGGCTGCGAACACATGTAGAGGGGGTAGCTGTAAAGCTCGCCTTTGACCCACATATTCCGCTCCCGGTCAGGGATGGTCATCGCGTAGACCCGCTGACCCGGCGTGTTGATGAAGCCCATCGACTCCAGCGGCGAGTATGCCACGCTGAATACATCAGTCGCTCCGATCGGAAAGAACTTCGCCTCGTCGGAGGGCACGGCCACCGTCGAATTGTCGTCCGTGCCCCGGTAGTTGTGGAACGTGACGTTGCCGACTCGGAAGCTCTCGAAGATGTTGCCTTGGTCCTCGCGCAGCTGGTTAGCTGCCACTTGGTTCAGGTAGAACTTCTCAATCTTCGGGTGCGTGACCAGCGCGTCGTAGAAGTCATCGCCAGCCAACGCATGGATCGACGCGCCGGCGAGGTTGCCTAGTGCCGAGCGTGCCATGGACCGCGAGATATCCTTGGTCTTGCCGATGACGTCGGTGCCGGAAACATCCAGCTCGAAGCTGGTGGCCGCCGGGATCGCCTCGTTGAACTCGGCCGAGTAGTCGTAGATGACCGTAGTCCCGTCGGCGTCCAGAAGCAGGCCCTGCAGCGCCCCGAGCCGGTGATGCTCATGGGTCAGCTCCATGTCCTCGTTGACGCGGTCCATCTTGTCCATGAATTCGCGCTGCACCTGCATCAGCTCCGTTTCGGAGCCGAAGGCCCGGATGCCATCTACCTCGTGTGCATACATGGTCGTACGCTTGGTAAGGCGGGTGGTGCGCAGCGAGACAGCATCGCGGGCTGTGTCGTCCAGGCTCTCAGGTGGTGCTCCGTCGGCCGAAGTCGGGATGAGCGTCAGCCCGCCCTCTTTCCGATCGACAAAGATTTCGCGCGTGCGGACCGGCTTGGGCGTGAAGAGCCCAAGCGAGCCGAGCAGTTGCGGGCGGTAGGGTCGTTTCCGAATCGCGCCCGAAAGGGACGTGGTCGAAAAGGCCGAACCGTTGAAAACATCCATAGTAGCCATTGTTCAGGCCCCCTTATCGAACGATGAGGCCGAGCGCGGCAAGTGCCGTGTTCGACGCGGTGATGGCGTTGGCATCAGCCCCCGCCTCGTAGATCAGCTCGGCACTGTTGAGCTCCGCATCGCGAATGATAACGGTTGCGTCAACGTCAACAGCCGAGCCTGTCTCGTTGCTGAGGTTGGCGTAGAGCACGCCTGCCTCTGTGCGACGGCCATCGTCGGTGCCGTCCGTGTCATGCCGAACGAACGAGTCATCAGCGGCAAGCTGGCCGAGGATAGTGCCGGCCTCAAACGTGGTGTTCGCAGGAACCGTAACGACCGCAGCATCGCGCGAGCGCCAGTCATTCGCCTCGGACAGCAGGAACTCGGCCGTGCGCGCGCCTTCGGTAAGAATAGTCATGGCTTACGCCCCTTTCTGATCGAGGAAGGCCCACGGATCAGCGTCAGTAGTGCGAACGCCTCCGCTCATGGCCTTGGCGACCGGGTCAACGGTCAACTGGGCGGGTGTGACGTCAGCCTGCACATCGAACATTGCCGAAATGTAGGCGTCGTCTTTGCCGTCGACCTTCTCGTCGCCGAGACGGGCAGCCACGACAGCCAAGCGAACCTGCTTGTCGGTCAGGCCGTCAACCACGACATCCGGCGCGATGGCCTTTGCTTTGGTCTCGAGCGTCACGCGGTCCTTGACCAGCTTGGCCTTGTCCTCATCGGTGAGGACCTTTCCCTCGAGCTCCTTGATCTTGGCGTCCGCGGTGGCCAGCTCCTTGTTCTTGTCGGCAAGAGACTTGGCGTTGGCGTCAACGGCGTCCTTGATCTCGCGGTCCTTGGCCGCCTTGTAATCTTCGATGATGGCTGCGTCCGAGACCGCGACTTGCGCAGCCTTGTCTCCCAGCACCACCGTCTTCAGAGCATCAGTCATGGTTTTCTCCTTTTGACCGCCCTTGGTGATCGGGGCCGCGCCCCACTTACCCGCCTCGTCGCCGATGCGGAACTCAGAGCCGGCGCGGCCAGCGCGCACGACTGCAATATGGTCTATGTAGATATCCTTCTGGACAGCGTCGTAAAGCTGGCCGTCAGGGGTGGTGCCGCTCTCGCGATGGATGTCAGCCGTATAGCCTCCGGAAAGCTGTCGCGCTTCGTTGCCCTCCACCTTGTCGATCAGCCCTTGGTCCGAGATGGTAAGGTCAATCTCGACATCCTGCCCGGACCGCTGCACACCCATAATGGTACCGCGGGAAAGGTCAGCCCAGTTCTTGGCAGTGACCCGCTCAGTCGGATGGCCGTCTGTGATCGGCTTGCCCTTATAGCTGGCCAGCGAGTCAACCCGCATGACCTCAGCTTCGGGCCGGTAAACAGTCACACGTTCCCGCTCCGGCCATCCGACCTCACTGCCCGTGTAGGTTTGCACACCTGTGCGAGCAGCCTTCACACGACCTCCGAGATAGCCGTCGCGATGACGCTTGACGCCCCCCAGAGCATCCGCGTCGAGCACTTCGGTGAACAACACCCGGTCGGCCGTGGCTTCGTCGGCAATGGCGACCTCAACTGCGATCTGCTCGCCGTCTTCTGCAATGCGTGGGTCAGTCATCGTCTCTGTCCTCTTCCTCATTGGCCGCCGGCTCGGGCTCAGGCGGATCCTCCTCGACTTCGCCGAAGAACTCATCTCCCTTACCGTCACTCGTGCCGAAGAACTCCGTCCAGTAGCCTTCCATTCCAGGGAACGCGCCGGACTCAGTGAAATTGTTGGACACTGCCCGGCCTGCAACCTCTTCCGGGACCATGCCTGCATCAACCGTGCGCGCCATTGCCTCAGCCGCGATCTTGGCGGTTTCCGCACGCTCTTTCGCGGTCGGTTGCCACAACGGCTTCCAGCGATAGTGGACATCATCCGGGCGATCACCCAGCGCCGAACGGATCAGACACTCGTCCAGAATAGACATTGCCGGACCCATGCGGAGGGATTGCTCTACCTTGACCTTGTCGTAGTAGGCCCGCGTATCGCTTTCGCCGGTCGCACTCAGTCCGCCGGGGCTGATCATAAAAAAAAGTGTCATAGGAATGCCCACCGCAGCGCTGGCAAGCTGCATGAATTTGTCTATGACGGCCTCAAGCCCACTGAATGACAGCGTCTTCTGCTCGTACTCCTCCAATGCGTCAAGAATTAGCGTCCCGTTAATGCCCTTGGCTTGGCTGGCCAGCTTGATCCGCTTTATGACCTCTTGCTCGAATGCAATCCCCCGCTGCTGCAGGTTTCGCATAAGGTCAGGGATCTTGATAACGTCGACCTTGGCCTCGTAGCTCAACGAGTTGACGTTATACGCGATCTCATCGACCCGCTTCAGAGCGTCCAGCATGCCCGGCAAAGACGAGCGCCCCCATCCGTCTGTGGACACCCCGCCAAGGTCGCGCAGAGGCGCGAGGCCGTGGAACAACACCAGCCGCGACGGATGCAGGTTGATCATCTGGCCATCGGCGGCCACAACCGTCCAGAATTTAGGTTGCTTGTAGTACGGGCTTGTGA